GTACGGTTGGTGCAAGTGGTGAAACTGCGGATATTGACTTACTTTATCAAACAAGGACATTTCCAAGTACAACAACAACATCAGACACTTTTTTTAATGGTTGGGAGGCAGGTTTTTACAAGTACGGCCAGCAAATCATATTCCTTGAACCTGATGTTTTTGACGATACACAAGCGGGTAAGACGGTCAAAAATATAGCGTTTGGCGGACCTCTTGCTCAATCGGTAGATACTATCATCACCGAGCCCACAAAGGCCACCGTTGACGCATACACAACAATAGATGATGCCTATGAATTGTATGATAGAGCTGCGTCATATTTAGAGGACAATTACGACAATGAAACTGCTACGATTATCAACCGTGTTGGTGATCAGGCTGATTTAGCCGCAGTCGATTTGGTTATTGATGCCACGGCGGCCAGCGCGTTTGCTTATTCTGCCACAGGCGACGGCACGATCACAGCTAAAAGTAGTGAGTTCACTGGTGGCGCAACGGGGACGACGGGAGAAGTCACATTGAGTAATGGTGTTCTGTTGAATGGTGGTACGTTTGATGTTCCCATAAATATTGATAACAACAGCGATGGCGATACCTACACGAATTTGACCGCATCCAAGATCGTTCACAGCGGAACCGGCACTCGGACACTCACGCTTGACGGCGGAGATGTTGATGAGATCGAAGTGACCGGCGGCGCTGACCTGACTGTGACGTTGACTAATGGCGCAGCTATTCCAACGCTGACAGAAACGAGCGGTACAATCACAATCATTAACAATATGATCATTACAATCACAGGGCTGACCGTTGGTGACGTTATCCGAGTACAAAATGCCGCTGGAACTCAGCAGTTATTTGATACTGCAATAGCAACGAGTTATCAATTTACCATCCCACGCACTAATGACGGTGAAACATGGCGGTATGCAGTTGACAGAGCAGGATATTCTCCTGATATAGGTAATTTTGATATTACAGAGGGCTCGAGCTTATCTATTGACGTTACGCTATTACAGTATAAGCGCGGAACTGGTGAGGCTATGTACACTGGCTCAGTTTGCACGAACTGTACAATCGTGTTTGATCTCGTAACTCCTCAGGCATCTATTGATATAGGCGATGCGGTAGTTTCAGCACAGTCTATTTTTGATGCATTTGAAGACGCATTACTGACATCTGATGGTATGGCATGGCACTCTCAGCAAGGGTCTATCGTAAAATACGAATCCTATCCATCCGTTGGTGATCTCCTGAACATGCAACCGAACATCAGACTCCGACAGGATGCTATCACAGGTGGATCAAACACCACGCTTGGAGCAACCGCGATCTCTGAAGACGGGACGCCAGTTGATGACTCTAACGGACCAGTTGCCTATTACACAGGGCTGACGGCGGCGGACATCTCAACGGCGGTATGGGCTGAAACGATCAGAACACTAACGTCGGGCGGTAGTGGACTAACGGCCCAGGAAACACGCGACGCTATGAAGCTCGCCCCGACTGCCGGTGCACCTGCGGCTGACTCATTGGATGATAAGTTAGATAGCCTGGAAACTCAGGTGGCAACGATAGAAGCGGATACCAATGAACTGCAACAGAATCAAGGCGATTGGGCAACGGCTACTGGTTTCGCTACGCCAACAGATGTTACAGATTCAGAAACAGTTGTTACCAACGATATCGCTGCTTTGAAGGATTTCGATCCCGCGATAGATGAAGTAATCACTAACGCAGCTTCAAGAGCAGCTTCAAAAGCTGATGTAAGCTCGTTAGCTACTTCAGTTGAGATTGCGGCTTTAAATGATATTAGCCCGGCCGAAGTAAATGCGGAAGTTGATACAGCCCTAGCCGATTACGATGGCCCGACTAAAGCCGAGCTCGACTCAGCAGTCGCCCCACTCGCGACTGAAGCAAATGCCACCTCGAACAAGAGCGCGGTTATAGCAGAGGTAGACGCGAATGAAGTGAAGATCGACGAGATTAAAGCCAAAACTGACCTACTGAGTTTTGCTGGAACGGATGTAAAATCGACTCTCGATGGAGAAGAGGTAACCACTGACTCCGCCAGTAGGTCGGCATCGCAAGCTGACGTGACAACGGCATTAACAGCATATAAAGCAGCAACCAAAGCTGACGTAATCAATGCGACACAGATATAAATATAGCAATAATTTTTCAAATTACTTGACATTCAATGACATCATGTGTACAATTATTGAATACAGGAGACATTAAATGATCAAACTAGATGACTACGAGCTGCAAACTCTGGCAAACTTTGAACAGGGCGACTTTTGGACTCTGCTTAAAAAGGTTGTTGGATCGCATCTTGATATGCTAGAAGATGAGATCAGGACATCTCCAAAATTTTCCGATGAGGATCTAACGGAAGATCTTCGCTTCAAAATGGGCGGCGTTGACTGCCTGAAATGGGTTCTTGAGCGACCAAGTGAAGCTCGAAAGCTACTAAAATAAAGGTGAGAATATGTCACAACCTTCGACGTATGTGCCAAAAATCCTCAGAAAGTTCTTAAATCAACCGCATGTATGGCGGAAGACTCAGACTTTCATTCAAGCGTTAAACCTTACTGGAGCATTCCAGATAGGTGGAGTCGCAGTTAATGCAACCGCAGCCGAATTGAACAAAATGGACGACTCTGCTGCTGCTGCCCTTGTCACTCCATCAACTGTTATTTCTGCATCAGCAGAAGCCGTACAAACATCTGTTTTGCGCACTGGTAATATTATCAAAACAACTATCGCTATCGATATTACCGGATTGAAATCCGTTGCGACCGCTGGCGATATCATCGGTGATACAGGCGTTTCCTATCTTGCACAGATTACTACCGCCATCAACGGCGTGATCTACAAGGGTGAGATCAATTGCGGCGAAGTTCCCTTGACTGGTGATGATGATATCGACCTGTATTCAGCCACAGAAGCAACCGGTGCTTATGATGGCGCGATTGGCGATCTTACGGAAACAGCGCTTATGACCGCCGGTGCCGCGCTTGCTATCGGTACTGCAAATCCGTTAACCGCGCTACCAGCAGCAGATGAATATCTTTATCTGACAGCAGGCGCAGGCGACACAGCAGGGACATACACCGCTGGTCGTTTGATTATCGAACTATGGGGAACAGTTGCTTAATTGCAATTGTTTCATAACTGAATCTTGATTGAGGTCAGCAATGGCCTCGGTCAATCTAAATTAAGGAAAATATCATGGCAGACGACATTAATATGAGCGCAGACCAGGACGAGATTAACGAAGAAGAAATGTCCACCGAGGAGCTTGATGCTCTATTTGATCAGGACGAATCTGAATATGAAGAAGAACAGCCAGATATCAACGAAGACGACGAAGATTCCGATGATGAAGAAGAGCTTGACGACGATGAAGAAGACGAAGAGCCTGGCGACGAAGATGATTCTGAGTCTGAAGAAGATGAAGAAGAATCGGACGATGACGACGATGAAGAGGCAGATGACGAAGAGGACGAAGACCCTCTTGCTGAAATCAAAGCCCAGGCCGAAGCTCTAAGAAAGCAAGGCGATGAAGACGCAGCTCAAGCCGCTGCTGAAGCTGCGCGTGCCGAAAAGATGTCTACTGTCAAGGATGATGTCCTAAAAGAAATATTCGGTCAAAAAACAGTCAAGATTGGCGACAAAGAAGTTAATCTTGAAGAACTTGGCGCAGAGTACGGCGAAGAGATTGACACCCTTATTACAGCCAGGTCATATCAAATGGCAGAAACTATGGTTGCTAAGGCAATGGAAGCTCAAGGGTTTGCAAGCAACGAAGACTTGCAATCAATTAAGGCTGAAAATGCAGAATTTCGACTAATGAGCGAGGTTGCACAAGATCACCCGGACGTATTCAAATTGAAGAATGATGACAAGTTCTGGAATTGGGTTGATACTCAAGGCGAAGATGTCAGCACTTTGATGGGTGCCGGCGCAAAAGGTGTATCAACTGTGATATCTGCTTACAAGAAAACATCAATCACAAGTAAAAACGAGAAGATTGACAAAGGCGCTTCTAAGAAGATCGAGAAGCACAAGAGCCTTCACAAGTCAACAATGCGCAGTAAGAAGGGAAGTAAGAGTAAAGGCAGAAAAGACGGTCAAATGTCTGAAGCCGAAGCAGCCGCAGAATTTGACAAAATTGAGGTAACGGATTAATGAGCAGCGAAAAGTCTCAGACTATTACCGCCACGTCAACATATAAGACCAAAGTTCTTGATGTTGAAGCGATGAAGTATGAAACACGCTGCCCGCATCCCCGTTGCAAAAAAATACTTTTCAAAGGAATACTTGGACCAGGAACGAGAATCGAAGTGTTATGCCAAGGTTGTCGTAACATGACGATTATTCAGGTGGTGCCAAGTCAATAAATAACTAACGTTTCACATCTAGTAACTACCACTAGCCCGAACGCCATGAGTGTCAGTGCATTGGTCAACCAACAAGGAGGCTACCAATGGCCACTAACTACAACACGAATGGCGATCTGACTCAAAGAACCGCTGTTTATGCTGCAAAGCGTCTTCTGAAGCGCGCCCAAGAGAAAATGATCTTGGAACGTTTCGGGCAGAAAGACCCGCAGCCCCAAAACAAGGGTAAGACTCGTACCTACCGGCGGTATCATTCGCTGGCGTCTCTTCCCGCAACCGCGCCTTTGGCTGAAGGTGTAACTCCGACCGCGAAGAAACTTACGTATTCTGACGTGTCCGTTACTCTTGAAACTTATGGCGATCTCGTGGAATTGACCCGGGAACTGAAGATCTACCATGAAGACCCTGTTTTCAAAGAAACCTTCAATATCCTCGGCGAACAGCAGGCGGAAGTCGTTGAGCTGATTCGTTGGAATGCGCTGAAAGGCGGAACTAACGTATTCTATGCTAACAACGTCGCATCTCGCGCTACTGTTGATTCCCCAGCAACACTGTCTGACCTTAAGCGCATCGAGCGTGGATTCATGCGTAATCGCGCAGCGAAGATCACTCGCATCGTTAAGGCTAGTCCAGCTATCTCCACAGAGCCTATCCAAGACGCCTTTATCCTGTTGGGTCACACCGACACTAAAGCCGACCTGGAAGCTATGTCCGGTTGGATTCCTGTTGCTAATTACAGTAACAGCATGAAAGCCATGCCTCAAGAAGTTGGAAGCATTGGATGCTATCGCGTTCTCCTGTCTTCCCTCTTTACCGCATGGGAAATCGCCGGTGCCTCTGGAACTACCTACTTGTCTGGTGGTGAAGAAGTGTCCGTTGCTGCTAAGTGTGATGTATATCCACTTATCGCTCTCGCCCGAGATGCTTATGCTATCGTTCCTCTCCAGGGACTTGGCTCTACCAAACCGGTAGTTCTGCAACCTAAACCTGCTCCTGGTGATCCTATGGGTCGTAAGGGTTCAGCAAGTTGGACCGCAGATCAGGCATGCTTGATCCTAACCCAAACCTTCATTGCCCGGTTGGAAGTCGCTGCAAGCGCCGTCCCACCTGGTGAGTAATTAGGAGGATTGAAATATGATATTACAAGCTTCTGGAACGTTTAAGGCAACTGCTGCTGACCTTTACTTCTCTCTTGGGTTCGTCCCTGATTGGGTAAAGCTTCGCACACTTGTCACCGCCGACGAAGAACGTATCGAGTGGTCACGCAATATGCGCAGTATTGAGGCATTTGGTGGACAAGACATCGACGACGACGGGGCAATTGCTCCTATCGCTCTCGGTGCCGGTGTTGCTGAATACCTCGGTGGCGATGAACTTGCTGCTGCATCGACGGTGTATATCGGTCGTATGGCCGATCAAGACATGCGCAATAAAGGTACTGGCGATGTTATCAGCTCGTGGACACTGGATACTCCAGCTAGCCGCACTGGTAAATTCAACGCTGGTGTCAATACTACGTATGTTGGTGTTGGTTCACCTGTACGCATTGGCTATGAAGTCACTGCTACAAGCGAATGGGCATACATCATGGCCCTGACTAATGACGGCGACGCAGACGACGAAGTTACGTTGTCCAAGGCGATTAAGAGCGGCAGCGTTCTTTCCCTTGGTGCAATGAATGACTTCAGTGGTCTTCCCGCTGGAACAGTCACCAAAGCCGGTTTCTTCCTCGATAGTACTGCTGCTGTTAACATCAGCGCTCAGTACTGCATGTTTGAAGCTGGAACCTATAACTAGGTTGCTTTTCCGGTGCTCACTTTTAATTAGGTGAGTGCCGGAACCCTTTTTCCAAACAATAACCCCACCCGAAGAGTCTACAGCACAAATTAGGAGGCGAAAGACCACTATGGCAGCACCAAAAAGACCCGAAAAGAAAAAGCCCGCAAAGTCAACAGTTAAAGGCACAGGTTCCGTACCAAAGGGATCACCGATCAAGCCTGAAGTTGAAGAAAATGAGGTTGTCGAAGTTGATGCAGTTCTTGAAACTGAAACGACTGAAACAGTTGATAAAGATGCTTTGATTAAATCACTTCAGGACGACATCCGTTCTAAAGAAGAACAAAGCGACACCATTAAAGAGCTTCAAAAGCAGCTCGCAGAAGCAGAAGCCAAGGCAGGCAGTTCAGCCGCAATAGGCTCAGAAGAATTTAAGACACGTCCAGACCCAGAAGTAGATGACGAGAAGTATTTCTACTTTGAAATCAACTGGCACCCAAAACGAAGCGACTCAGATGAAGAGTTTGTGACCATCGGTGTCAATGGAAAGATGATGATTTGGCCTCGTAACAAGCCAACTGTTATCCGCAGCGACTATTTAGAAGTTGCAGACAATGCATTTGTTCCGAAGTTCAAACAGCTACCTGGCGAAGAACGTAAAGAGATTGGCGGATTAAAGCCATACACTTACACGATTAACCGCAAGATCACTGAAGAAGAGTACACCAAGCGCAAGAAAGATGGTGACAAAGCCCTTCGCGATGATCTTTCAAATAAAGGAATGTCTCTCTAATGAGTTTAGCATCACTTACAGAGCTCGAAATAAAGGTTGTCCTGGATATGCCAAAGCGCCCGGGAACAAACATTGTTATGGATGCCTTGCGCAGTGCATGGCGAAAGTTGTTATTCGAGTCTGAAGTGTGGAGAGAAGAATTAACGGCGTTTGATGCCGTCGAGGATCAGTCCACTTACACGCTGACGCCAAGTGCGGGCGAGATTAAGCGTATCATTAAAGTTGAATTTAATGGTAGCGAGGTTTCTGAAGAAGGATATTACCTTGACGGCACAAACACGCTTACTTTTGAAGAAGATTATGTACCAACGGAAGACCTCACTGACGGAATAGAGGTTGAGGTTGCACTTAATCCAGAAGTTGATGCGGTCGATGGTCCAGCGTGGATATTAAATAGGTTCTCTGATGGAATCGTTGCCGGGGCACAGATGAAGCTTTACGGACAAAGCGGACGCCCTTGGTATGATCCATCTCAATTTGCTTTAACTCGATCAGATTTTTTCACTGCCATTGGCGACGCCGTGGTAACTCGCAGTCAGAAACGAACAACCCGGAAAACCGGATTCTCAGCATAGGGAGATAATGAAATGGAAAATTGTATTAATTGGCTCGAAGAAAACTGGATTTGGATTTGTCCTGTTCTCGTAGCACTTTACGGAGTTGCTCGTGCGATTGTTGTAGCGACGCCAACACCAAAGGATGATGAAGCATTAAAGAAGGTGAGTCGGTTGCTTAAACTTATCGCTGGAGCATTTGGGCTTGACTTAAAGCAAGGTCGAAAGCTTCCTGCTATAATCATCATTGCAGGAATAGCACTATCTCCGGGATGTGCAACCATTGAAGCATTAGGAAAAGATCCGGCAAAGCAATACAAGCTCGCGAAGATAGCCTATTCGGAGTCAGTAACTATTTTGATTGCCATGAAGAAAGCTGGAAAGCTTGATAAGGATGAAACAGAAGCGGCCACGCGAGTCATCAAGCTAGGTCGCGATGTTCTCCGTAATTGGGAAGATCAGCTTATAAAAGGCGAAAAGTACCCAAGTGGATCCGGACTTGTTATGAATGTCGTTACCCAACTTCAAGACTTCATTAAGACAGGTGAATCCAAATGATTGATCCAGCAACAGCAATAGCCGTATTTAGTTTGATCGAGAAAACCGTTAAGGTTGGTGCAGAGATTGCCAACCTTATCCAGCGCACTAAAAATGGTGAATCCATTCCAATTGAAGAGATCAAGGCTGATGGCGTAGAGCTTGACTCCCTGGTTGATGATTGGGATGCAGCATGCGAGGGTGATGAATAATGAACACCTTACTTGCTTCCACACTTATCAACGAAGAATACATACAATGGGGATTTGCTGGATTCTGCCTTATCCTTGTTGGTATTGTTGTCTGGTTAATCAACACGCATAATAAGATCAACGGCAAGAATAGCGATGCCCTGGTTGATGTCATCCAGAAGAATAATAAAGTACTCGCTCGCGTGTTTGATGGATTGAATGCAGTGAAAGAATCTGATGATCAAGTAAAGTACAGCGTTGAAAACCTCCAGGATAGCAACAAGGAATCACATAAAGATTTATCGGTTAAGGTCGATAACCTTCGAGAGCTAATGCTGTCTCGCCCATGCCTAAAGAAGGATAATTAACATGTTAGCAAGTGACGTAATCGATGTAGTAAGGCAGAATCTTGATGATATCAAAGAAGAGTATCGCTTTGATGACCCTGAATTACTGAACACGCTTACGAGTTCAACAAGAAGGCTCGCGGTTGATCGTCCTGACCTGCTGGTTGATGATGATGGTTTAATTATCCCCATCGTTGATGTGACAACACTAAGTCAAGTATTAGTCTTTGATCGCGACTTCCTTGAGGCACTATCAAACCATGTATGTTTCTTGATATTTGCAAAAGACAATAGCGATAATCACAATGCTACTCAATCAGCAATTCATAAATCATTGTACGACGCCGCAATAAATTAACCCCGCAACCAAGTAACCAAGTAACCAATAATTAGGACAGAACTCTTAACGAAGTCAGATCCAAACAAAAGGAAAAGTAACATGAAGTTCAAACCACAGACCTATCAGGAAATCATTGATCTCGCAAATGGTGTAAACGCCGCAGGTGCAGACAAGAAAAACGCAAAATTCAGTCTCCGCATTGCTCAGACAAAGTACGCCTTGAAGAAGCATGTTGATTTTGTTGATGCAGCCAAAGAAGTGCCTCCAGAGGTAGAAAAGGCTGAAAAAGAAAAGCGTGAACTTTTCGATAAATACGCCACTGATATCACTGAAGATGGACGGCCAAAGATCCCTAATGATAAATGGCCTGAGTTCAAATCAGAACTTGATGACTTAAGGACCAAGAACAAGAAAATTGATGATGCGTTTGAGGCTCAAATGCAATCATATAAAGAACTTTTGAAATCACAGCCCAAAGATGCCAACGAGAAGCCGCTTATTATTGATCTGGTAGAGATACCTGAGTCAATGATTCCTGGCACTCTTACTGGCAATCAGATTGCAGACATTATGCCGATTGTCAATCTGAAGTAAGGGCATAACCGAGGAATAGTCATATGCCGATTGCAGTAGAACCAAAAATACCACAGACGACCGTTGGGCCTCCTAATCCACTTGAAGAACAGGAGGCACTTAGTTATGTGTTCAGCTTCAAGGGTCGAACTGGTGATGTATTGCCAGCAGCAAGTGACTATTCCGCGAGTTTTATCGGTAATGACAGTAGTGTTAGTGGCGGCAACGTATCAGCCGCGTTAGATGAGCTTGAGTCTCAGATTGATGGATTGGGCTTTATTTATCAGCCATTAGACACAGGCTTGACAAGTATTTCAGGCTTAACAACTGCCGCTGATAAGATGATTTACACGACTGCGCTTGATGTATACACGACTACTGATTTAACATCATATGCAAGGACATTGCTCGACGATACTGATGCAGCGACCGCCAGGGGAACACTTGACGCTACAGGCGGAAGGTCAGCGTTGACACAAAATTATATACCAAAGGTTGACGCGAACGGTGATTTGA